GACGCAATTTAGCAAGAGCAATGAATCAAAAAAAAGGTAAATAATCATGACTAAAGAACGCAAAGTTCCAGTGTCACCAGCAGAAGCTTATCCTTTAGGTCACGCTAAAGAGAATAAAGATGCTAGTGCATATACTGGATTTAAATATCCTTCTGGTGGTGGTAATGATATTGGTGTTTACAAACAACCAATGATGAATCCTAACGGCACAGAACATGAATCAGTAGCTATGGCTGGTAACGGCATAAGCAAAATGAATATGTCTGTAGGTGGTGTTAGCAAAGGTAATTACGCAGAAGTAAACCCATACGGTGTTAAAGAAATGCGTGGTTATGGTGCAGCTACTAAAGGTCGTAAGATTAGCGGCAAACAAGGCTAATAATGAATTACGTTCAACTGTATCAAGCGATTCAGGATTATGCAGAAACTACAGAAACACTTTTTGTAGCTAATATTCCTACGTTTGTTCAAGAAGCTGAAGAACGTATTTATAATTCAGTTCAAATTCCTGCATTACGTAAAAACGTAACAGGTACTTTGACAGCAAGTAATAAATACTTATCACTTCCAAACGACTGGTTATCTACATATTCCTTAGCTATTATTAAAGCAGATGGAACGTATGAATATCTTTTAAACAAAGATGTAAACTATATTAGACAAGCTTTCCCAAGTCCAACAGATACAGGTACGCCAACACATTACGCATTATTTGGATCTCAATATACTGCTACTAATGAGCTATCTTTAATATTAGGCCCAACACCTGATGCTAGTTATAATGCTGAATTGCATTATTTCTACTATCCACCTACCATTGTACAAGGTCAAATTAATTTAATTGCCTCTACAACTTTAGGTTCGTTATATGTACCTGGTGTTTACAAAGAAGTTCCATTAACAGGCGGATCAGGATCTGGTGCTACAGCTACTATTGTAGTTAACTCATCTGGTTCAGTAAGCTCAATTACATTAAATGATGGTGGTCAGTTCTATGTAGTAGGTAATATATTAAGTGCTGCTACATCAAACTTAGGTGGTTCTGGCTCTGGTTTTACAGCTACTGTAACTGGTATATCTAATACAACTGGCACTTCATGGTTAGGTGATAACTATGATCCAGTATTGTTTTATGGTTCAATGCGTGAAGCTATGATCTTCCAAAAACAAGAACCTGATATTATTAAAAACTACGAAGATAAATATCAAGAAGCTATGCAACAACTTAAACGTCTTGGTGATGGCCTTGAAAGAGGTGATGCTTACCGTGATGGCCAGACTAAGCTTAGGGTTAATTCATGATAGTTCAAACAGCTTGCACAGTATTTAAAGCTAATATGCTTAAAGGTCTTGAGAACTTTAATGCAGGTACGCCATATACGTACAAAATAGCCCTCTATAACGCATTAGCAGATTTAAATGATGCTACTACAGCCTATACCACAACAAATGAGGTTACAGGCTCAGGATATACGGCTGGCGGGTCAATTTTAACCCCCACCACAATACTTTCAAACACAGAAGATAATACCGCTTATGTGTCTTTTTCTAATGTAGTTTGGAGTCCTGCAAGTTTTACTTGTAGGGGTGCTTTAGTTTATAATAGCACTACTAATGCAGCAGTCTTTGTGTTAAATTTTGGCTCTGATAAAACAGCAACAAGCAGTTTCACAGTGCAATTTCCAACGGCAAATTCAACAAGTGCCATTTTAAGAATAAGTTAAGGAGTAATTATGAATCAAAACGAAAAAGGTGGATTTGGAGATAATGCTACCATCACGCTAAATGCTGGTGCTGTTGCCAATGAAACTGTAGGTATTGAAGGCGTTTATCACGTTGAATGCCGTGACGCAGCAGGTAATTTAAAATGGGAAGAATCATTTCCTAATTTAGTTAATGCTGTAGGTAAAGAACTTATGTTAGATACTTTATTAAAAGGTTCTGCATACACTGTGGTAGGCCCATACTTAGGTCTTATCTCAGGTTCATCACCAACATTTGCAGCATCAGATACAATGACATCACACGCTGGTTGGACAGAGTTTACTAACTACACAGTAGGTGGCTCAGCAGTGCGTGGTACAGCAGTATTTGCATCAGCAACTTCAACTGGTACAACACCATCTAACGTAACAACTTCAGCAGCTACTGCAATTGTTTATACTATTACAGGTGGCGGTGGTACAGTAGGCGGTTGTTTCTTAGTGACAGGTTCTGGTGCTTCAAGCACACAATCTAGTACTACTGGTACATTGTATTCAGCAGGTGCATTTACAACAGCTAAAATTACAACAGCTGGCGATACAGTAAGCGTTACATACTCAACAACTGCAACAAGCTAAGGAGCTTAAATGGCTCTTGTAGTCAAAGATACAGGGTCTACACCTACGCATAAAGTTTGTAAAACTTGCAAAGACAGTAAGCCCTTATCTGAATTTCATGTACATTCTACTCATAAATATGGAAAAAATAATGAGTGCAAGGTTTGTAAAAATGAGTTCAAAAGAAGTTGGTATAATAAGAATAAATCTTTATGTGCAATAGTAAATGCTCGATGGTCTAAAAATAATTTAGATAAAAAAAGGGCATATAGGGCAAAACGTAGAGCAGCTATAAACAATAGAACACCTAAATGGGTAAACATAGAAGCCATTAACGACATATATAAAACAGCACATATAATGTCTTTAAAAGAAGGAATAAAATATGAGGTTGATCATATTATTCCATTACAAGGTGAGTTAGTTAGTGGACTGCATACTTTAGATAATTTACAAATAATTCCTATGATGGATAATAGGAAAAAAGCTTATAAGTTTGGGGTTCAATAATGGCGTTAGTTGTCAAGGACAGAGTTCAAGAAAGTTCCACGACTAGTGGTACAGGTACACTCACGCTCGCAGGAGCAGTGGCTGGTTTTCAAACCTTCTCATCATCAATAGGTAACGGCAATACTACTTTCTATACGATCTACGATGACGTAGCTCAAGATTGGGAAGTAGGTGTTGGTACTGTAGGTGCAGGTACTTTATCTCGTGATACAGTATTATCTAACTCTCTTGGTACTACAGCTAAGATTAGTTTTGCTAGTAATGCTAAATCAGTATTTTGTACATACCCAGCAGAACAATCTGTCAATCTTGATGCATCAGGAAACGTATCTCCATTAGGAACTATTTCTTCTGGTACATGGCAAGGTACAACTGTAGGCGTTGCTTATGGTGGTACAGGTGTTACCAGTTCAACAGGTCCTAATTCAGTTGTTTTACGTGATTCTAATTCTAATATCACAATTAACCGCCTTAACCAAGGCACACAAACGATTACTGCAGCCGCAGGTACTACTAATCTAACAGCAGCATCTCAATACAATCAAACTTTAGTAGGTACAGGTGGACAAACATTTAGATTACCTGATGCTACTACCTTAACTGATACTACTGCATTCCAATTCAATAACAACGCTACTGGCACACTTACTATTACAGATTATGCTGCGGCTACTGTAGGTACTGTAGCTCCAGGCGGTGCTGCAAGTATTGCATTATTAGATAATTCTACTGTTGGCGGTACATGGGACGTACATGGTTATATTCCTGAAAACGTTACTTGGGGTACAAATGCATTATCATTAGGTTCTACTGTTATTACTGGCGGTACATGGAATGGTGGCACGATCGGTACTGCATATGGTGGTACTGGATTAACTACATTTACAGCAGCTAATTATGCTTTATATACAACATCTGCAAGCGCTTTGACAGCAGGTACATTACCCGTAGCTGCAGGTGGTACAAGTGCTACTACATTTACATCAAATGGTGTTTTATATGGTAACGGTACATCTGCATTAGGTGTTACAGCAGCAGGTACTACAGGACAGGTTTTAGTAGGTAATACAGGATCTGCTCCATCATGGGGAACTTTATCTAGTTCAGCAGTGACATCATTTAGTGCAGGTACTACAGGATTTACACCAAGTATTGCTACAACAGGTGCAATTACACTTGCAGGTACTTTAGCTACTACTAACGGTGGTACAGGACTTACATCATTTACAAGCGGTGGTGCATTATATGCAACATCCTCAAGCGCTTTAACCACTGGTACACTTCCAATAGCTTCTGGTGGTACAGGACAAATATCAGCTTCTGCAGCATTTAATGCATTAAGCCCTATTACTACAACAGGTGATTTGATACTTGGTAATGGTACTAATAGTGCTACAAGATTACCTATTGGCACTAACGGATATGTATTAACATCAGATGGCACTACAGCTTCATGGCAAGCTTCTTCAGGTGGTGTATCTACATTTCAAACATCTTTAAGTGGATTAACTCCATCAACAGCTACAAGTGGTGCAGTCACATTAGCAGGTACATTAGGTGCTACATCAGGCGGTACTGGACAATCTACTTATGCTACTGGTGATATTCTTTATGCATCAGCTACAAATACATTATCTAAATTAACAGCAGGTACTAATGGATATGTTTTAACTTTAGCTGGTGGCGTTCCTTCATGGGCAGCAAGCACCTCTTCTGGTGTTTCATTTGCAGTCACAGATTTTACAGCAACAGCATCTCAAACTACATTTACAGTCACCTACACAGTAGGTTTAGTAGAAGTCTTTAGAAACGGTGTTAAATTAGCAATTGCTGACTATACAGCATCTAACGGCACAACAATTGTTTTAGCAACACCTGCTAACTCAGGTGATATTATTGAAGTTGTAGCGTTTGGTGCAGTCAATACAGCAGCTGTAATCACTGCTCAAAACTTTAGTGGTACAGGATCTCAAACAGTTTATACGATGTCTGTCACCCCTGCTAACTCAGAATCAGTCATTATAGCTATATCAGGTGTCGTACAAGACCCAACTACTTATACTGTAACTGGTACAACATTAACATTCTCAACAGCACCTCCATCAGGTACTAATAATATCTCATGTCGTTATTTAGGACTACCTACTGCAACTACAGGTACAGGGGCTGTAATTA